CATTTATTTTAGTAACCTTTGCTCTTTCTTTAAGCATTTGTTGAGTAGGGCCACCAAAGTCCATTGCATTATCGCTTTTTGCTGGCTCAATATTGCCACTATCAATATCTAAAATATTTGCAGTTATATTATCATTAAATTTTTTAAATGATTTAGCTTCAATGCCTGTTTGTACTGATTCCTGATATTTAGCAAAGCTGAGCTGGTCTGTTAATGTTAAGTTTGATATTTCTGCATCACTTACAACTTCACCTCTTAGAATCTTCATACCAAGTGTAGCTAGTAGATCTGCCGACTTAAATCTAGTTTCAGTACGCATTCTTGTTTCAAGTTTATCAAAATAAGATATTCTGCTTTCCATTGATGCTCTTATTTTTTCACCATCTATATTAGGATCATTTGCAAAATTAGCACCTGTATCAATAGCCATTTTGAGTAACTCGGATATTGAAACCCCAGATTCATAAGCCAAATCTACAGCATTGTTTGACACATTAGTTTGCAATGCTTGACTATAATTAAGCTTGGCTTTTTCACCATAAGATTTGTTAGGTGAGTTTTCATCGATAATTTTAAATATTTTTTCTTTGTTGTTTTCAATATGAATTAAATCAGTTTCATCAGCACTTCCATTTGTGATGTAATTTGTTTCATATGTAAGAAGATTATTTAAAGAGATTTCTGCTTGAGAAAGTGCTTCAGCTTTAACAGCTTTGATCTGCATTGCAGATGCTTTTCTATTTGCCTTACCCCATATTACACTTAATGATGGGCTTATTTGACTAAATACATCTGGTGCAACACTACTTTTTATACCATCAATATAGCTTTCACCAGCACTTTGAACTAACAGTTTACCAGTTTGATCTATCTTTCCTTCATTTGTAAGTAAAGAATTATTAGCTACTTCTTGTGCATGATTTTGTAAAGCCAAGCCATAACTATTAATGGCTTCTTTTTTAAAATACTCTTGTGCTTTTTCAAGATTAGATTTGTTATAGATATCTGTTGTAAATGAGTTAAGACTCATTTGATCTAATGGCTTTGGAATCTTTTGACCATTTTTATCAGTTGTAGTTTCTGTGCCTAATTGTCTTCCAGCAATCTCTGCTTTAAGAACTGCATCTCTAAACTGATTTTCATCAATGTATTGAGTAACATTGCTTACAGTATTGGCTATGTTCTGTGTAGCTTGTGACATTGCCAAACCACCACTTGCCATATCAACAGCTACTGGTTTTACAATATTTTTTCTTTTGATGGTTCTTTGTATAGCCATTAATCAAATATCCTAAACTTAGAGTTTTTGCCTAAAGCATTGTAACCTTTTGTTCCAGAAGTTACGGCACTGCCAACTCCTGATATCATTGATGCTTTACCTTTAGTCTTTTTAGAACTTGCTTCTAATTTGTATTTACGTCTGTTTTGTAAACCCATAGTTTGTATTGCTCCTACATCAGCAGAAGCTAATTGTGTTTCTCGTCTTCTAATATTCTTAATACTGCCACTACTTACAGCTACACCACCACTACCAGCACTTGCAGATATAGATGCAAGCTTTGCATTAAGCTCTGCCGTTCTGTTTATAGCTTCTTGATCGGCTTGTATCTTTGCCATCTCAGCTTGTTCGTAAGATGCCTGTGCATCGTTTGCATATGCTTTTTGTGCCTGTCTAGCTGCTGCTAAAGACATCACTGCACTTATTCCATATCCAGCAGCTCCCATTAGACTTCCACCTCTAGTAATATGCCATTTAACGTCATTGGCAATGGTTCCTCTTGTGTAACTGTGACCCTTCCTTCTTTTGACCACCCTAGAAGATAAACTTCTTTTCTTTGGGTGAGGGCAGTCGGCTCCTGTGAAAAATCATCTGTTACTGATCTTAGCAAAATTCTTGTACCACCAGCTTTCACATTTAATGTAGATACTAAATCAAGAACTGCTCTTACAACTCTACGCTTCTGACCAACTGATATACCATCTGGTAACTGCATTTCAGGAGGGAGTGTAGTGATCTCAGGTGTGTAAGGTAAACCTATCTCCACAGATGTTACAGCTTGGTCTAGTGTAACAACGCCACTTCCATTTGTAGTAAATGTACCCAGAGAATAGTTTCCAGATTTAACTTGCACTGATGTATTTGGCAGATGAGCAACTGTCCAAGTAGCTGTTGAGCTTCCTGTTTGCTGAGATGACATATCTAAATGATAGCTATTAGAAAATGTCTCAAGAGAAGTAACTGTTGAACTATTAATAGTACGTTCAACTACTGTGTATATCTGTCTGTTTACATTGACAATATTCTTAAAATTACCTGTTGTGTCATATCTAACCCAACCTTGTACTTTTTCTTTTCTTATAGACATAAATACTGGCATATGACCTTCTTCGTTTAGAAGGTATAAATAACCCTCCATCTGATCTGCTGACTCACGTTGAGCTTCAATAGCTGATGGAGTGCCTATAATATGTTCTGATAGTAATGTTATCGAGTCTGAATTATATGCTTGTGATATATCTGAGAAAATAAACTCTCTAATTGCACCTTTTGACTTTGTAAGAAATACTATAGCTCCATCAAATTCTTGAGGTTGTACTGATCCAGATCCGTAACTTGTTTGTTTTTTAACTGTGATAGTTGACGGCGTAAGAGGTTTGTTTTCACTTGTTGGCACATAGAGTTCTTGCTCAGAAGTAAAGATTGTGAGAAATCGAAATGACTGCAAAGCTTTAATTTCTGAGACTTGTGCTTCTGCGATTTGTATTTGTATTGATTCATCATCATTTCCAATTCCAACATCAAAATTGGTAAACTCACCAATCTTGGACATAAATAAAAAGTTAGGTAGATCACGACTGCCACCAAATATTAACCTTTGATCGTGTAGTGTAACGGCTCTTGCATAACCTCTAACTGAACTAAATACTGGCTCTTGCCAATCAGTTATTGCATTTGTATTTGCTATAGCACCTGACAAAGTGGCAGTTACAACTGTTGCACTTGTATAGCCAGTTATAAGGGCATGACGTACAACATTTGCAGAATCTACAAGCCTTAGATACATGCCGTTATATGCTGATGTAAATGCACTGGCACTAGCAGTCAAGGTAACAGAACCACTAGTGCCACTCGGGGTAATTGTAGTGCTTCCTGATGCAAACTTGTAATAAGGCTGAAAGCCAAGACCAGATGATGTGTCAAATGCAAATTCGGTCCTTGTAAAGTTTGAAGCACTTGTTCTTTGTATCTTCTGCATTGGTATTGTTGGGTGTGTAACAAACATTGTGTCACCACTTTGAGCAACTACTAATGAGCCAAGCATTGATGTAGTCCACGGACAACCTGTTATTGTTTGTAAAATAGCAGTAGGATTTGATACATCAACTACACGTAACTTGGTGTCGCTAAATAATAATATGTAAGCTTCATCTTCATCATATACATATGCTTCAGTTTGATAAGACTCATTTGCTAGGGTCTGGAGGTACTTTAGCCCTGGTCGCCTAGTGCAACCCCCTTGAGCCTTTAACCTTACGTTACGGAGTCTGTATGCTCCATTACGATAGGCTTCAGCATCAACTCTAGATGATAAAAGAGGGGACAACTCCCCTGATGAAAAATTTGTAGTAAATTGTCTTAATAATGCCATTCATTCAACTTTCAGCAGTCCCTTCAATCTTTGCAAAGATCCCAGACCCTAATCTTATTCTGTGATATCTACTTAATGCCACTTGCTGAGTTGTCACCTGTTGTGCATCTCTGGCTTTGGCTCTCCTAAATTGAACGTCTGCAAGTTGACTATATGATCTAGCAATATCTGCCTTTCGTGTAACAGATAAAGCCAAAATTGAGGCTAGTCGATATATAACCCATAATGTAAATGCTGGTGGCCAATACTGTGTATCAACTCTAAAAATATAGTTGAGAACAACTGTGTCATTCTCATTTGCATTTAAATAAATATATTTTTCATAGATGTCATATTGTTGAACAGCATCATCTATTGTTACTGTTTGTACTTGAATAACTGCTGGTTCTGTTGGTAGAGCATAAGCTGAATCCCAACGATCCAATGGAGCATCTGCTAGTCGTGATAACTGTATCTGACCAGTAGCAAAGTTCCAGTTATTTTGTGCCAAACAATCTTCAACTATGTCTTCATAGCTAGTGTTCATAACTAGAGCTTCATCGGTAGCTTCTGTAAAAGATGATAAAGGCTCCATGCCTACTAAGACCATTGCCCTTTGTGCTACCTCAATATCGGTCTTGGCTGTATTTGGCATTACGTACCTTTTACTAATTTACGTTTTGCTAATTTGCGTGCAAATGGATCATTGCTATATTTTGATGCATTACCAAAACGAGAAAGATTGCTCATTTCTGCTCCATTGCCTTGTCCTTTTACTTTTGAAATGATAGCTTTTGTTGAACGGCTAATATCTTCAGCAACACTTGTAGTATCTTGATGTTTAAAGCCCATTGTTTTTTTATAAATATTCTTTTTTGATTTATTGCCTGTAATTTTATTTTTAAGATATTCCATTAACAACACCTATGTACTAGGAACGTTTTTAGAACGCACTTTGTTATAAGGACTTTCTGTTTTATCTTTGGAGGTATTGTCAGCTTTTTTATTACCCATGTTTTTCTTATTCTTTTTTAGTCTTTCATTGTAATTTTTTAATGCGACAAGACCCTCTTTGGTATATGGAAATTCTTTACCATCACTTGCTTTTGGCATTGACTCTGCTCCCAAATTTTGAATTTTTACCTAACTTCACAGTATAAACTGTGCCGTTTGTTGCTTTTACTGTATCAGAGGAAGTGGCCTTTACAGCCACCTCCTTTTTTGTAGTTGGTTTCTTAGCCATTATCTACTGTCCGAAGTCATACTAACAATGTCAGCAGTATCGATTGCTGATCCATCATTAGACACTACAGTTGTGATACCAAAACCATTAGATGCATTTATAAAAATGACATCGCCAACATTCATCTCGTTGACTAGATCATTAAAATATCCAGCAGTATCTATGGTGTTGAGTGCATCACCAGTTGATTTGTAATTCCAGATGTGGAACCCATTACCAGCATAGGAAACTAAACTTAAGTCTGCTTGAACTAACGCCATGTTTACCTCCTAATTCTTGAGTTCTAATTCAAATACACCTTCAGCATCGATTAAGACTGCATTCTGTTGCATTTTGTTTAATACAAAATAACTGTCTTTATCGTTGTGATATTGCATATTCGAACTGATATCTGTTCCGATTGCATGAGCAACGGCATCTCTGTGGTAAGCAAAACACTCTTTGTGTGTTGTACCAGCAGCTCCTGATCCATTCTTGCCAGTTAAGCCACCATGTGCAAACCACATGAAACCTAACCATCTTTTAGCAGTTACGCCATTTGGAAAAGGAAGATCGTTCTCACCAACATATTCTGCTCTTGAGAATTGATCGATTGCCATTAACTGTGACCATTGCTCCCAACCAACAACGCAGTATCTCTGACCATCGTCAGGAACTTCGTTATTACCAAACTTTTCCATAAGCTCTAAAGCCCATGTTAAAGTTATTCCGTTAGAAGTTTCATCATGTGCTGATGTGGTAGTTGTCATCTGAGCTAAAATAAGATCATCTGTCTTTCTACCTAATGCATACGCACCTGATTGTTGAGCAACTTGCATCTCATCGTGGTTTATTCTTAACTGATCTAGATCATCGACCCATTCACCAGCAAAGTAATCCTCGACTGTGACACTTACGTTTGTGTGTGCAAGATTCATGGGTGCAATGTTACCATGCCTTGCTTTTGTAGTAGCAAAACCTTTACCGATTTTTTGGAATGTTGTTTTGTTCTTAACACCATTTCTAGTACGAACAGTATTCCTAAGCTTTGAACCCATTCTTTGGTACGCAACGTGTACCCCAGATTCAAATTCTTCAATAAAGGAAGTGCTTATGCTGTTTAAAGCCATTAAAGCCTCCATTAAAGGTTAAAATTATACTATTCTGGTTATTCGCTTCACTACTACGTTAAGGTTATTCCATTACTGGGCCTCTAAGTAATTCTACGAGCCTTCTAGTAATTTCAATCTTTCAGATATAAGAGACTTTGTTAATTCACATTACTATGCACGTTTCCTAGCTAACTGCTCTGCCATAGCTCTGACCTTTGCTATATGAGCTGGGTCACCACCATTTTGCCAATACTTTGGATCTCTTTGAGCAGCTTGTAAGTCCTCTTTGGTAATAGTTTCTTGAAACTCTGTAGCTGATGTCATGTTAAACTTAGGTTGACCATTCAACTCCATTACAGATTCAAAGAACTTAACCATATTGGCTGAAGCTGGTATGTCTGCAAACGTATTATAATCCTCTTGTGTAAATACAGAATTAGCCCATGCATCAACTCTTTCAAGTCTTCTATCTGCATGTTCTCCAAGTGCTTCAGACTCGACATTCCAATCTGGACCTGTTTGTGCTTCCATAGTCATGTACTCAGACACAAAGTCATTAAACTCATCTTGGCTTAATGCCATATTATGTGCCTTTTCTCTAAACCACCCAAGCATATCACTTTCGTCTACCTCAAGTGGATTACCATCTTCGTCTTGCATTTCAACTTTGTAATCTGCTGGACTTATAGGAACATCTTTAGATGCAGTATCGTTTAGCTCTTGAATAACCTCTTCTTTAATTTCATCACGCCTTGTATGAAACTTTCTTTCCAAGTTCTCATATGATGTTTTAAGTTGCTCAGGAGTTTCAAACTTTTCTGGTAACCACTCAGGTCTTTCGGTTGAATCTTGTTGTTCAACTTCGTTTTCTTCTCCTGTGTCTCTTGCACTCTGTTCAACAACTCCACCTTGTTGATCTTGGCTTTCATTGCTTTCTGTAACTGTTTCTTCATTAATCATAGTATCTCCCTTTGTTTAACAGTCCCACTTTCTTAATGCTTTATTGATACGACTATTTGGATCATTTGCCGTTTTCTTACTTGTTAGTTTTTTCTTCATACCCATCATTCTTTTACAAAAACTTTTTCTTCTAGCTGCTTTCTTAGGGCTTTTCTTTGCTTGTTCCTTAGAAACTGGAGGTTTGATATTCTTCCCTTGACGACGAAGACTTGCTCTGCCTTTTGCATTAAGTCCACCTTCTGGGTTTTTGCCTTCTTTTCTTTGCCAAGCTGGTGACGACATTTAAGACTCCGTTTTTGCATAAGTTGGTTTTTTACCACCACCACTAGGATTGGTAGCTTTTTTACGATTAGAAGCTGTTCTTTTTTCTTGCACACTCATACGACTAGCTTTTGATGATGGAACACATTTTGGATAAGAACGTCCATCTCCCATCTTTCTTCCACAAGGAGGGTGCTTCCCATCTTTCTTTGTAGATATATCTACCCACTTTTCATTAAACCATTTGGTTAAACTCATGACTTATACTTGCCACCCATTTTCTTATACTGAGTAACTAACTGGCCCGAAGCATAAGCTGATGGCCATTTCTTGACTCTAGCTTTTACTATAGCTTTTGCTCTTGCATATAATTTAGGATTAGTTGGTGTCGCCATTTTTTCTACCCATTTCAGTTCTATGTTTCATTAAAGCTACTACCCATCTCTGACCTTCAAAATGAGCAAGACTTTCAATTTGTAATCCTGCACCATGAACGTTATTCGTTGTGATGTTTTCCAAATACTGAATGAACTGTTTGCCAATCCCCGAACCAAAAAGAGCATAGGCTTTATTATTAAGATCAGCTTCAACTTCAGCAGTGTACGACCTACCATCAATCGAGGCATTTATTTTCTCCTTTGTCATTGACCCATTCCTTGTTGTTGCATTAACTGCATCGCCATATCTATGTTCCCTTGTACTTCTTGCCTATTAGCAAGTAGATCTTCTTTGACACCAAATTTTGATGCCAAGTATTTAATTACTTTTTCTTGATTGTATAATGCTGGTGTGATCTCTGGACCAAATGTACCAGCTACTGTTTGCTGAAATCTTACAAAGTCAGCTACATCTTGTTGATCTTGTGCCCTTAGAAGTGGTGATACAGGAACTATTCTTATTTCTCTGCCGTCAACCTTTGGTATATCCAAGATACCTTGCTCTTTATAGATATGAACAATTCTTTCAACAAGTGGGTGAAGGAACTCTTTTTGCATTCTGCCTGCGACTGCTCCCATATCTCTTGCCACGTCAGCAAGCCTTTCTGATACTTCCGTTGCAGAGAGTGGTGTTTTTGCATTTGGTCTTGAATCGAGTTCATCAATAAACAAAGCCTTCCTGACATTTCTTCTCATATCCTCCAGAATTAGTTGGCCAACATCAAAACGTGCTGGACTTTGTAAAGACTCAAGGGAACTCCCAGGGCTTCTTGGTATAAAAGTCCCAGGCTGTATAGTAATGTTATCAGGATTAAATACCCCATCGTCGTCATAAACATACGCACCTCCTATAGCCATTTCAGCATTTTCTAATATTAGCTGAACTGTAAGATTTAATGTTTTGATTGCTGGCATAGCTTGTAGTATTGGACCTCGACCCCATACCTCCATACCAGACTTAGACCATCTAGTTGTAAGCCATGGCAATGAACCACGACCTTTAAGTTTCTGCTTTGATAATATGTGTTTGTCAGTTTCAGATATAAGGTAGTATGTGTACTCATCTTTAAACTGATCGTCACTATCATACATTGTAGCTTCGATTATACGTGTCTTACGTCTTGGATCTCTCTTTTGAGCATTTTCCATTTCTTGATTATATTTTGCATAAGGGTATCTATGCTTTACATCAGTAATGTCACAATCATAGTTCCATCTAAACCAATCTGTAACTTGATCCATAGCTCCTGATAACAATGCAACATTAGAAGGAGGTACGGCAGTAAAATGGAGATCACCAACAAAACGACCTGATTCAACAAGCATGTTCATTGTGCCTATACCAAGATCTTGAAGTCCCTCATGAAACTCAGAATTAAAGTTACTGTTACGCAAACCCTCATGTAAAAGCTCCGTAATATCATCAAGCTCTTTAAGCAACTGACTGGAGATTTGATCAGAAGGATATTCTGGCCCAGGAACAAGCTTGAATGCTCGACCATTTGGAGGAAAAAAGCCAAGCTGAAGTCTTGAGGCAAATCTGGGGAGGCCAGTTACTGCCGTTTCGTCATATATGTTTTCTGTACGTCTTTGACCAGCAAATTCACCAAAGAAGCTTTCTCTATGTGGCAATACGTAATCATAAATTTCTTCCCAAATATCTGACCAATTTTGCCATCTGCCTTTGGCTTTTTTATATCGGTTCATTACCTTTTGGTATTCAGCACGATCTCCAGACTGATCTGATGGGATAGGGCTTGCATCACCCCCAGCATCACTACGCATTGTAATCTCCTCCCATCATTTTTCTTCTGTAACCACTAAAATCTTCAAGTTCACTACTTTGCAACGATCTACTGCCAATTTTATTAGATGCGACTTTTCTTATCTTTTCAGTACGTTCAAATTCTTGTCTTTCAGCTTCTTGCTTATTAATTTTTGCTTGCTCTGCTTTTTGCTTCTCTAATTCTGGATCAGGTGCGATTTTAGGTGTTTTAAACATACTACCCATGATTTTGCTCCAATAGTTCTTCAGATTCAAAAATGATTGAACCTTTTCGTTTAAGCAATTCACAATACAGTTGATAAGGTGTCCAAATCCAAAATTTACGGATATTACAAAGATGTTTTATAAAACTTACACAATAAAACAGTCTTGGGAGGTAAACTGGCTTATTATCTACCTCTACTTCCACACATTTGTTGCACAAATGCATTTCAAGCACTAATTGAGTGGCTTTTTCTCCATTCAAAGTCTCAAAATTAAATCCATGTGTAGTAATTTCTACTTTTCGCCAAATATCTAAGTCAGGATCGTAGTTAACTGCATAAACATGAGAAAAGCCAAATCTATATTTAGTAAAAAGCTTCCAAAGTCCTATATTTGGACTTTCACAGAAGCAAATTATCCATTTCATATTGCTCTTTGCCTCCCAAAACGGCTATTTCTTCTTTTTAAACGTGCAAATGGGTTGCTTGCCCTCTCCACAGTAGTGGGGGAGGTAGGTGTTTTTGGGCCAAGCATGACTTTTCGTCCCTCACCACCACCTAAAAAGGCATATTGAAGTGCATCATGACAATGAGAAAATCTGTTTTTATCAGGCTTTTCTTCATATCTCTCATTACCCATGTAATACATACGTTTATATTGATAACCACCTTCAAACCCTGATATCAAACTAGTGCAAGTTGGACTTACTACCATTGATGGCTGTCCATCAGTCATTCTGTTTATTACAGACTCGACTGCTTCTACTCTTACTGAGATATCATTGCTTGGAGCTGGGTAAGCACTTATTCCAGCAGCTCTTAACATCATAAATGGTGTATGCTCTGATACTTGTGCCATCTGATTGCCAGCTGGGTCGCCAATGAATTTGAACGTCAATTTATCCCATTGATTTTTTGAAATCTCTCTTTTTAAGATTTCTGCAAATCTTATGGCCCCCATGTCTTTGCCAATTATCTCATGGAACACAATCCATCTTCCAGAGTGTAATTGCTGACAAAAAACTGCCGAAGGGGAACGACCAAAGTCAATGCCAACAATTACATCGTTTTGATCTGTTGGACTCAATGGATCTTTCGATACATGAGTATCACGTCTAAATGTAGGATAAACTGGTTTGCCGTCCATCAAGGCTTGGTATTCATTCAATACATAAACCTTAACCCAAGATGGAGACTTACCAAGTATTATTTTATCGTAATATTGTTCCTGTAAATTATCTCTGTTTTCAGATTTTAAATTAGGCTCATACCCAGCTAAATTACCATGAGAATCTTTCTTTTCATACATAGCAGATGGCTGAGAGAAAAAGTTCCAATCATCTGGCTTAACCATCAGTAATCTTTCTTCAGATGTCATATACTCTGGAATAGGAACTTCACCAGCAACAATACCCCACCAATGATCTTCAGATGGAGCATTTGTGTCCATGATTACACCATACCAAGTTGGACCACCTTCTCTCATTGATGGATAACGACCAACACGCATTGTGCAAGCATCTATAATATTTTTATTGATCTCCCTAGCCTCATTGACCCAAACACCACTTAATTCAAGAGACAATAGTTTCTTAACATCTTCTGTCTTATCCAAAGCCAAAAATATGACTTCAAGTTCAACTGTTGTTTTATCTCCTAATGCAAAACAAATATTATGTGTATATGGAGGTGACCAAACAAATCGTCCTAGATCATCATCAAACCAATCTCTCCATGTCTTTATGGTTGTGGTTTTTAACTGAGGATTTGTATTTCTTATTACAGCCCAACGACTCTTTCTTATACCTTGGTCATTTGGCTTTTGGTTTACTGCTTTTCGCATTATCTCCATGCAACAAGCAACAGACTTTCCACTACCAACTGGACCTCTTATACCACGGACAAAAGACCCATCTTTCATAAAAGCTTTGGCAACAGATCCTGGGGGTTTGTAATCAAGTTTCATAAAAGATTTCTTCTACTAGCTCCACCACCAGCTCCAGATATTAAGGCACGTCTAGATGCAGTGCTTAATGATGTACCTGTGCTATCTGTAACATTAGTTGATGATACGTTTGTGTTCCCTTGAGTATTGTTTCCTTGCTCACTTCCACCACTATCTCGTTGCATAGCCGATGTGTAGTTACCAGTCTTTGAATCAAAGCTAACATCAGATCTGCCTATAGGAGAAAAGTCTGCATTACCAGAGTAAGTGCCATCACTTACAACACCTTGATAGTTTCCCATACTGTCAAATACTGCATTGCCACCAGATCGTAATTGCTTTGCTTGATTGGTGTAATTTAAACTTGAGATAGTATTAGCAGCAACAGTACCAAAAGTAGGTACAGGTATATTGATTTGAGATTGCTTGGCTTTTTCTTCTAAGTCTTGTGCCAAACGCATATTCTGTGTAACAGCTTTTGTAGGTCTTGATACAGGTAATGCCGTACCACCTTTCTTCTCATTTTTCTTTGATGCAGATGTTTGACGATTATAAGTATCAAATCCTGATTGACGTTCTTTCTTATCTCTATTCTGTCTAGCTCTGTTTAAAGACTGATTGCTCATATCGAACTCAGAACTATTAGACGAACTTTCACTACCCATGCTGTTCTCCTTGTAAAATCGATTTCTGTAAGATAAAATTTTTTTTAGAGTCTTGTCTTTTCACATCTATCATGAGTGTGGTTTACCCGTTGTATAACCAGAGTCTGTATTTTAGGGCCGTACATCTATAACTATACGTCTGCTTGGGGCCCCTCAATCTACGTTGAAATTAATGTTTACTGCTGTGTTCACTGACTTCGGTGCATCTACCCTTAGTCCAGCACGATCCATTAAATCCCTAGAGGCCTCTAATCTTACGTGAGATGACTTGCTGTTCAGTAGATCTCTCATAGTTGCCAATGCCTGTGTTGCGTCCCAACCCAAGCAACTCATTGCTAGTTGTTGTCTATACTCTACAACATGAGGCTTATTAAGGGTTTTGTAAGCCCATGCCTTGTTCCTACCTAGTCTCTTTGCTCCCTCTGTGGGGTTGCAACCATCATGCAACATTGCGTGTACTAATTCAGCTTGTGCTTCTGTTACTGTACTATGTTGTGGTAGTAGTGTTTGGCTGTTCGTTTCTATATCAGCCATCGGAACTATAGCACTCTTGTATCTTTCTTGTTGTGTAGTGTTTGCTTTCATCAAAACTGCTCTTTTTGTTACTCTACGAGAGTATAACCATTGGTGCTATTATGCTGTCTATTCACATTCCTAAGTCCTTGTTATTACGAATGATTATGAGATGGCATTGAGCCATACATAATCATCACGACAAGGAATAGAAGTTCGTGTCGTTTACTCC